ATAAAGGCTTCAGTTTGTTTTACCCTAGCCTCATCTGGTAAGTATGTTTTGTAATTACCGCTGTGAACCGCCTTGGTCTTTAGGTTATATTCAACTCTAACGACCGCGGCCTCCCAAGCCAGACTATATTCGGCCTTAGTAATGTTATAAATCATTACTTACCAAGACATGCTGCGCATTTAAATAGGTGAGTTAGCCCGTCGGCTTTGTAATATCGACCAAACATTTTATCCGCCCAGTGTCTGCAGTAATCGCACCAGTCCTTAGCGCTTAAGTTTTGGCGCTCTTTAATAACTGTTCCATCTGTTGTAATTGTTACCGTTTCATTTGTTTCAAGATTTGTAAATGATATCTCGCCCATTATTTGCCCCTAGCGATAGCAACACACTTTTTTATTGTGTCGCAGTGCTCCTCGTTAGCCCCAAAGCATCCTAAATCTCCTTCATATTCAGGTATAAAAGGCTCATCATCGGCATCATCACTAGCGTTGCAGTATTCAGCCTCAATTTCTTTGGCTATCTGTTCGCGGCCTTCTACATTAGCAATATAAGCAAGCGCCTCAAATAGTAAGCCGATTAACTCTTTAGTTTCAGTAATAGATAAAAAGCCGCGCTCATCTTTGCAACTAATACGAACCGCTTGCGCATCGTTGTAGCCGACTATATTAGTAGCAACATCTATCTTATGTCCTGATTTTAGCGAACTGAAGGTGCTCATTTAGCGCGCCATGTTCCTGATGTTAAAGATTTAACATGCCACTGCATCTCGCACTGTTCAGCTTCATCTTTTGCGCTGCATTTGTAGCCACGATATGGCTCATTAGTTTTTTTAGATATGCCTTCTATCATTATGCGAGCGCCATGTTTGCAAGAAGGACCGGCAGTCTCTGCATCTTGGTTCGTGTTCCATAGGTCATCATCTAAAATACCAAATGCATCGCCAATTTGATTAAGTTTTTCCAAATTGCTTATAACTTCTTTTGTAGCTTTGTCGCTGCCGCCAAGTATTAAAGCCATTACACGCATAAGCGCTGATGTGCAAGTGTCCTCAATCATCCAGCGCTTCATTTTCTCGCTATATGCAGCCAAATATCCGTAGGCATAATCAACACCAGCGGGATAGATTTCAGTTTGATTGCGCCAACCTTTTGCTTGCGCTAGCACATAGCCTTTTTCTGCGTTAAATTCAACAATCTGGCACTCAAGCCGTCCTTCTGGAAATGTGCTAATCCAGCGATTTGTACGATCTTTGTTACCTTCGTAATCATCCATGAAGGCCATTATTTGCCCCGATCTGTGCGAGCGCCAATTCTCATACCAGCACTACGCCCACGCATGTAAGCCGTTTGCGAGCCAGTCTTTACTCCTAGTGCATAAAAGGCCATGCCCCAGGCAACTGTCCATATCATTACATAAACTATTATCTGTCCTGTACTCATTTATACTCCCTTATTACCAGTGAGCCCTTACTCACTTATCAAAGGTTAAAGCCTAGTACTGACATTTAGCAATAAGACACGACTCAAAGCGCTAAATAAATCTGATCTACGCGGGTTTCAATTCTTGCCTGAGACTCCTCCAGCCTACGCAGTCTGCCCTCTATATTATGCCCGCCGTTATTATCTGGCACGAGCTGAGCCAAATAACTGGATACTAGCCAGCGCACAGTTAGGGCAAAGCTGCCACAGATAGAGATAACACCTACTGTCAGACCTACCCAGGAATTAGCGCTCATTTAGCGCTGACTCCATACTCAGTTTCTTTAGGGTCTACCGCTTTTAATATTGGACCAAGTAGCCCAGCGATGAAGGCATTTGCTAGGACTTTTGGGTCAGTTACTCCCGCCATTATAAGAGCTACTACTGCCGCTACTGCAGCTCTTAGGTATGACATCCCTGCGCTGATTAGTTTATCCTTCATTTATTAACCTCCACTTGTTTAATAAGTCCTAACTTAAGACATAAGGCAAATGCCTTAGCCTGGCTTAATATGATCTCGAAGTGCATCTCATCCTTGCGCCCTACATAATCTCCGCCCCATCCTAGGCCATATTTCTTAGCTAGAGCCCTAATCATTGGCACACTGGCTGGATCAAATGTTCCCACCTTGCCCAATGGGTGTTTAGTGGCGTTTAGATCAATAGCGCTGCCGCTGGCATGGTTGCTTAATTTGTCAGTGCTGCCGCGGACCATCCTAAATGAGTAAGCCCAGTCATCAAATACGCCTTCATCTATTGACTCTATTAACTTATGAAACTCACTTGCAAAGCCCGCTAGTAATGGCCCGGCATATTTAGCACACCTGATACTGCGCTCTGTTCCTTTAATTTTATACGCACTCACCGCTATTAGTTTTTGATCATCACTAGCAGGCCAACCGTTATGCGATTGCATCCCAGTTACCCGTTTTCTCAACCCACAAATACATCCCGCCATCTGTTGGCATTGGAGTAGGTGCATCCCAAAAGGAACCCGTCCTTACCCAAGAAGGATAAGGCTGCGAAGTAATAAAGATGTCCTCGGCTTCATTGTATGAATAGCCAATTCCTGCGTATGTTCCGCGGATGTTGCCATTGTATGAAGTCTGTATCCAATTTCCACCAAATAATGATTGACAAAATTCAATTCCTTTTGCTTCGGACTCAATTCCGTTATCTAGTAATTCGTTATTATGAACTGCGATTACATTAGTGACGATATTAGATTCGTCCAACTTTGCAAAATGTGCCATTATTTTGTCAGACTTCCTGAACCAGTCCAGACATAATATGTAAATCCGCCTGTTTCTGTTCTCGTAGGTGAACCAGTCGTTGCCGTTGCTGTGTAACTACCTGCCGTTTTAAAAATAACAATTCCTTTACCGCCATTACTTCCAGCGCCACCAGCGCCACCACCGCCACCACCGCCTGAACCTGTGTTGGCCGTTCCATTAACACCTGCGCCTGCTAATGAGTCGCTGCCATTTCCACCACCACCAGCACCACCTAATCCTTTAAACCGATTTTGTGGAGCATATGAACCACCGCCGCCACCGCCAGCGTAGTAACCACTAACTCCCGTTGATGTGGCAGTTGCTATTGATGACCAAGTATTTTTTCCTGCTCCGCCGTCACCAGATTTAAAATTAGGAGAAGTACCATCGCCTGCTTGACCGGCCGCGCCTGAACCACCGCCACCGCCAGATTGAAACTCTGTATCAGCAGCACCTGCGCCGCCAGCGTTTCCGAAACCAGTTGCGCCACCTGAGTTTGCCTGCGTTGCAGCGCCGCCAGCATTATTTCCATTTCCGCCGCCACCGCCAGAACCGCCTGCTGTTCCAGCACCACTTTGAGAGCTTTTACCACCGCCGATTGCTGTGATTGTGTCAAATACTGAATTGTCACCATTTGTCGTTGATGTTCCGCCACCACCGACCGTCACTGTATATGTACCAGCGACAATTATTCTTGCGCTTTGATTACATACACCACCTGCGCCACCGCCGCCGCCTTGATCAAATGCACCACCTGCACCACCTGCGATAACAAGCAATTCAGCGGAAATTCCTGGTGGTGTTGGTAAAGCAAACACTGATGCAATATTATTAAGCATTAGGCAATTGCTCCTGCTACATACCAAACATCTGCAGCAGTTTTTATGCAGACTGCGGTCTTATATTGTGCCAAAGTAGGAGAAGCTGCAACTGCGCCAGCGCTAAGCACTGTCGTAGTTCCTGAAGTGACCGCTGAAATAGTTACTAATCCTGCGCCTTTATTAAGCACTGTAATTGCTGAGCCTATAGGTATGGCGGCTGTTGCATTAGTAGGCAATTTAAAAGCTACCGCCGTTGCCTTGTTCATAGGCACTAAAACCTGATAGGCATCTGCTAAAACGGTTGTGTAATCAACTACTGCATCTGCGTTAATTGTAAAAGTAACTAGCCCGTTAAACATAGTAGAGGATAGGACATCTCCCGTAGCCGCTGGTATTCCTGTTGCCATTTATCTCTCCTTAGTAGCTCATAGTTGATACTGATAAAATTCCATATTGAAGGCTCCCAATAATAAACGCGTCTAAAATTGGCTCTAATGTAGTAAAGGTTACTCTCCATTTATTCGGGGCTATATCCATAGCCACGCCAAATATCTGTAATGTTTTAACTAGGCTAGTAGCCCCTGGCTGAGTAGTTGTTATTGTAATAGGGTCAAAGAAATCTAGATTTAAAGCTGCAACTATGCCAGATGCGTAGTTATTGGTGTAAAGATCAAGGGTTAGCGCATCACATCTAACGCTAGTCTGCGCTCTACTTGACACATAAGCCCGCCCATAATTTAGAGCTGCGGCATCTGTCTGCATAAGTAACCCGGTCTGGGTGTAGGAGTGTAGGAAATATTTAGCTATTGAGTCAGCATCACTTGCCTGCTGAAGGCTGCCACCTGTGCGCGTTATATTGGCCTGATTATAAATAAGTACATCATTTAATATCCAGGCCGCATCAAAGTAATTTATACCTCCGCCCGCATCTGAGAATATTGTTGGAGTTGCCCCGATTGTAGAGGCAGCGGCAGCTCTGTCCTGGAATACGAAGGAACCTGCGGCATCAACATAAAAGGCCCCATATTCGCTAAGTGCCACAGTCTGGCACGCAGCTAGTGAGGTTCTTGGTGTGCCAGGGTCTGCCTGCATTGTGGTCTGTCCAGTATCTATATCTCTCATGCTTGCAGGCCAGGATATTTGATCTAATATATTATTTATCCGCGCCCCTGATAACTGACCTGCGCTAGTTCCTGCCACGCTAGTTACCTGGGCTAATTGTAATAATCTAAAAGCATCTACTGCCGTAATGGTTGTGTAGGTAACTGTTGTTGTAGCTTCCTGTGGCGTAATTGTCTGGTATCCAGTAATAAATCCAGAGAATATAGGGTAAGTGATGCCGTTATCTGTGCCAGTAATTTGTAATTTACGCATAGGCTCAAGTAGGCCAAAGTAAGGCCCGGCAGAATTCAGCGGGTTAAAATCTCCATTTTGATCTATTAAGCGCAAGCTACAGGTTCCTGTATTAAATTGGTCTGCCTCAGCGTTGCGCCCTCTCCTAGTAATTATTCCATCAACTTGATCAGAGACATCAACTATTAAGCCAGCGCTATCAGCTAGGACATTTGTGCCTAATATGCCTTGTCCTATAATCATAGCCTGGGCAAATGATGGCCCAGTTGAGAAGTTAATAAATGCTTTAATTGTTGGTACTGGCATTAGAGCGCTCCAGCAAATGTAGTGCTATCGCCATAGCGGTTTAGTTTTTGTAACGCCCGTTGCATAGCCTCTGTTAATACCTGCTCGCTGCCTAAAGGTGTATTTATTGTTACATTATAAACAGGTGTAGACCCATATAAACCTCCTGATAAACCTTGATTAAACTGATCTACGCCACTCATAGCGGTTTGGTCTAAAATACTTTGTGCAAAAGCATCCCTGGCCTGCGCTGCCTCCAGCGCTTTTAAAGCCTCAGCTAGCGCTTGCTCTGCCTCAACAAATACGGCCTGCGCTAATATTGGGTTGGCAATTCCTGTGGCTTGATCTACCGCCCTTGCTGCAAATTGTCCTATCGGTACGCCGCCGATACTTCCTAATCTGGCTGCCGCCGCTGCTGCTGCATCTGCTAATTTTTTAACCTCACTGGCTGCCATTAAATTGGCAAGCATTGTGGCTTTGTTGGTGCTATCTAACTCGGCTAATCTGGCTCTGGCTGCGTTGGCATCCTCATCCATAATGGCTAGGAGTCCACGAATACGAGCGCGCTCGGCATCTGTCTTAGCATTTTCTAAAGCCCGGGTTAAGTTGATGCGCTCAATGTCAAATTGCTCTTTTAACTTATCTAATTCACTAGCCTTCTTTTTGGCTGCTAATTCAGCGGCAGATAACTTGCCCTTTTCCTTTTCCACGATATTGGATTTCTTAAGTGTTGCAATTAGTTTTGCACGCTCTGCCGCCTCTGGTGTAAACAAATAGGCAGTACCGCTAAATGGTACGCCTTTGCCTGCGGTATCTGACCTTGAGGATTGACCAAGATTTTGTAATATTCTTAATCCGCTTAAAGGGTTGGTATCTGATAAAGGATTTAAAAAATCTCCTATTGGCCCTAAATTTTTTAATACCTTTGCTAGGCCTAATGTGACATCTGATGTGGCGATTGCAAAATTTTCCATATCCTTTGTGGCCTGTTCTATGCCATCAGCCCCACCTAGTAAAGCAATACTATCTAGCAGGCCTTTACCAATTATTTCTTTAGCGCTCTCGCTGGCAACTGTTAGCGCATCCATTTGCCCGGCATAGGTCTTAGTAGCTGCTAACGCTTGGCCGCTAAATTTAGCAGTGAGCGCGGCCATGATTTTGTCCATGTCACCGCTTGCCAAAGTTGCTTTATCTAATCCAGCGCCTAATCTACTCAGCGCGGTTGTCTGGCCGCCATATGCTTTTGCAAGAGCCATAGTTACTGCGCCTAAATCCTTACCAGTTCCTTTAGATACATTCAGTGCCAGCTCTAAACCTGTTTGGGCCTTACTGAGTGAGCCAGTGGCATTTATTAAGGTAGTAAATGCAGGCCTTAACTCATCATCTAGGACTTTAAAAGTATCCTGGAGCCGCGAGATAAATCCTTCAGTAGCAATAGTAGCAAAGCCGTTGCCAGTATTTTGTAGCGCTATTGATAGAGACTTGGCGGCCTTTTCATCAGCTGCAAATGCCATGACTGCAGCTTTACCAAATTGCGTAATCTTGCGTACTGCAAATGCTGCGGCAAATGATTTGGCAAGAAGGTTAGTAGCCTTTTGAAACTTAGTTAAATCCTTTTGCCCCTTCTTAAGCGCTGAGCCGTTCCATTTGGCAATAGCGCTAACAACTAAGGCGGCCATTATGCAGCCAGCGTTACTTGAGATTTTATTTTGGCGTTAAATGTATTGACTGCAATTCTTATAGCCAGGTTAATTGCGTGAGTAGCTCTGCCCTGGTCCTCTGACCACGCTCTAAATATTAAGCGGCCTTGATCATTACTTGCGCCTTGTCCATATATTTTACCCAATGGCGCTAAGAATTGAGCCCGCGCATTTTTGTTTAAACTTTCACTGGCTCTGGTTGCTGCGCTTAATCGGCCTGCGGTCTCATAGATTGCACCGCCTGCGCTGCGATTGGCTACATAGTGTGAAACTTGGAAGCCACTAGGCAGGCGCTTATTACCGCCCGGGCTATAGATTATGCCGCGAATAGTCTCTGCCTGGTTATACATTGGAAATGGCCTAAACTTAGTTTGCTGCGGTCCAAATGCTTTAACCCTTGTCCAATTGCTAAGCATTGTGCTATCTGCTGGAGCATAACCTCGGGCCTTATCGCGTATCGGTATCATGACAGCTTTTATTTGTTTATTCATCTGGCGATTTAGTTCCGGGTCAAATGAGCGCATAGCCTTAAGCGTTTTTTCTACGCCTGTTATGTTTACTGGCACGCTCCCTCTCCTTCGCTCTATCGTTTAAGACTTGCAGTACTGCATCAAACATCTCAGGCTCTAGGGCTAGGACTTGATCTGGGCTAATCTTTAACTCTATGGCTAGAGATGCCACGAGATAAGTCATAGTTCCAGAGCCTAACCTTTTGGGCGCTCATCCTCCATCTGGGTGACAGATATAATGGTGCTTAAGAAGTCCTCACCAAATGGAGCGATAACCTCTTGCCGCATTAGCGCATTATGAGCCAGCCAGTAAATGTCTGTATTTTTCTCATGCTCGCGCAGTTGTTTATACAGTCCTTGTCCCGCGTATGCCTCAAAAGCAACTTCTACTACTGGCGTAATACTAACGATTGTCTCACCGCTAGCCCTTATGATTTTTAACCTTGCCATGTTAGAGCCGCTTAGAAGCTTCCGCTTGTTGTCTGCACGACTTCGGATGTACAGGTAAAGGTAAGTGATGAGGCCGCATAGTCTGCTGGTCCACCTGTGCCAATAGGTGTTAGGTTATTTATAAGAATTGACTGTGTGTATAGCGGGTTAGTGGCGCTGACTGCAACTCCCTTAACTGGGATAATTACTGATGTAACTGATGTGCCGTAGGCCGCTTGCAAGATTTGGCACACTTTTGCAGTGTCAAAGTCATTTAAGAAATCTACCTGTAGTGTGGATGCCTCAAGCCCTTTAGAGAATTGATGGCTGGTACTTGACATACTTGTGGTCTCAACTTCGTCAAATGTCTGAGTAAGTGTGATGCTAGTGATGTAAACGCTTAAATCAACAGTGGCAATTTTCAGGCCAACATTGTTATCTAGATAAATTGCCATGATTTAGTCCTCATCCTTCTTGGTATTTGGTGTAGTGGTTGGGATTGGCAGACCAAGTTTTTTTAGGACCTCTATATCTGCCTGGGTGATTTGATCTGCCATTTTTAGCTCCATGTCGTTAGTACTGTGATTTGTAAATCGGATGTAAGTAAATCGCCACTGGCCACACTTAAAATACTAGGTGCGCTAAAGCTCGTGACATTATAAACAATTTCGGAGGCCGCTAGTTTATTAAAAACTGCGATCATAGTTTCCTCTATGCCTTGCAGGTTGCCCTGATTATCAAATGCTGGCACTGTTATAACTATCTTAAAATGGGCCATAGGCATTAGCGCTATGTTATTTTCATGGCCGTTAGCAGGCACAATGTAAGGGTCTGCTGGCACTACAAAAACTGAGTTTGCTAGAATTGTGGCCGGAGGAAATGAGAAGGTTTGCCAAACTCCCGCATTAGTTAGCGCGGTTGCGATTGTGGCGCGCAGTGTTGTTAGGGCTACTGACATAGCAATTAGCCGACCATTGCATTAGGTGAGAGATATGGCGCAAGTAGGCCTCTGATCTTGCCTATCATGGAATTTCCCATGCGATAGGGGCTAGGGCTAAATCCATCAATGCTGACTCCACCAGACTGGGAGACTTGCCGGGCCTGCCAGATATCCACTGCCAATATCATGGCAGCCTCGCGCACGCTGGCAGTGCTGGCATATGTAGCAGTCTTAGTATCGGCCCCACTAGCTGTGCCGTATGGGAGCACGCGCCTAAAGGCAACATCTGCCGAGGTCTTTGAGTATTGGATAAAACTAAAGCCGTTAGGGTATTGGTAGGTATTGTAAGTAAATGCTAGGTAGGGCAAGAAGTTAGTAGCGCTGCCGCTAAATGGGCGGGTTCCTGTAATGGTATGGAGGCCGTTAAAGGTAGCCCCACTGCCGCTAATTGTAAC